GTATAGTATGTGGATTACAACATCGTAGCCATGCACATCATGTTAAAATACCAAAGTATGTATCAAACAGTAAAAAAACACCAGATTGGACAGCAATACCATTGTGTTATCTGCATCATTTACAACTTGCACATAATGAAGGGCATAAATGTTTAGAAGAAAAATTAAAATGGTTGCCGTTTGATTTGGAAACAGTATGCAAAATTAGTTATTTAAGATGGAAATTTAAAAATGGTGGATTGTCTGTATGAAGATTTAGTTGCTAGGTATTCAAAAAATTTTGTGCCAGTAAAAATACCGCAAAATAAAGTTGATAAGATAAAATTACTGGTAAAGCGTATTGTGTCTGCAAAAGAAAAAGAAAAGCATCATATTGTTGATAATAATGAAGAAGAAAAAAGATTTTTTAATGGTTTAATGGGCGAGGCGGCAATAGAAGAATATTTTGATATAAACGTTATAGAATGGGAAGTTGGTGATTCTGGGTATTATAATCATCCTGATATAAAAGAATTAGGTGTTGGAATAAAAACAGTAGAACGTAATAAATTTCCAGTAATATTTAAAAAGAATAAATACCCGCAAATTATTTGTATAATAAGTAATAAAGTAGAAAATGTTGTATTTATATGTGGAATAGCAACAGCAGAAGTATTAAATCGGTATCAATCTGATTTGTTGATATTATCAAAGAAATTATATGGTCGTGGTAGTAAAACAGGATTCTATGGATTTTGTAAATTAAAACCAATAAAAAAATTAAAAAATATGATATAATTTTTTCCTTTACAAACAAAAACAATGTCGTATAATCGTATTGTTTAACTAACCAAAAGGATTAAAAATGGCAACAAAACAACCATTATATTTAAATGGAAAAATATTTAACTCTATGAATAAAGCGGCTAAATTTTTAAGAATATCAGTTAGTGGTTTGGCTGATAAATTAAAAAATAAAGAAGCAACAGTTTATAAAGATATATTGATTGAAAAAGCAAAAATAGAACCAAAACCACAACCCAAATTATTAAAACGTAAAGGTATCCCTGTTATAGTTGATGGTGTAATGTATAATTCTTGTAAAGAAGCAGAAAGAATTATTGGTTGTGGAATTGGGTCTTTGGCAGATGCTATTAGAAGGCGTGGTAAAACCACGTTTTTTGGACATCAAGTTGAACCACTTTATCCGTCTATGGTAGGTAAAATAAAAAGACATACAAAAGATGCAGTTGGTGTTTTATGTAAAACAACAGGTATTACATATAATACAATTACAGAAGCATCAAAAGTTGCCGAAGCAGACGATTGGACAATGAGTAAAAAGATGGAAACAAACGGTAGTTTTTTTGATAAAAATGGTAATGAATATATAAGATTAAAACCAATGAAACCAAAAAATACGTATAAAAAAACACATAACACAGCAAGGTTTGATTTAGATAAAAGATTTGTTGGGTGTGCAACATTATCAGATGTAAAATTTGATAATATAAAACCAGTAGAACCTGTTGTTGAAAAGAAAGATGTTGTTCCGCAAATTGTAAAAGATGCAATAAATGAAAAAATAATTCTTATGTTAAAAGAAAAAGGATTATATGAAGATATTGTTAATCTTTTAAATTATGGTGGATTTTCAACAATTAAAATAACTGATTAAAAGGATATAAAATGTTGTTTGAAAATAAAAATTTAACTGTTATTGCATTTGCGAATGGTGTGACTATTTGGTTATATGTTGACCATAATATAAGTATAGATGAAATGGAAAAAGAAGGGTTTTTTAACAAAGTTAAAGATTTAATGAATGTTGGTGACCCAATATATTTAGTTGCACAAGATACAGTTAAACACATGTGGGTTAAAACAGTAAATCCAGTTAGTTTGGAAGATATGGGGGAATAAAATGAATATATGGTTATTTATTTTATATATGTTTGAAATGTTATCTGGTGCGTTTGTATTAGCATTTGTAGGGTATATTGCAGATTTGCCTTTTTGGGTATTAATAATTGGTTCTGCAATATGGGGGTATATAATAGGAAGAGATTTATCAAAAAGAACAAACAAAAAAAAGGATAAGTAATGTTTAATTTGCATAGATGGACAATATTAGAAGATATTGTAATTTGCACTTATGTTGTTAATCGGGAAAACGACCCAAAAACATTAAAAAAATTAGCAGGTGTAATGGGTATTCCTTTCAATAAGGTAGCGTATAGGGCATGTAATTTTGATAAGTTATCACGTGGGTATACAAGTATATGGCATTTTTCAAAACAAGAAAGGGAAGTATTTGAATGGGTGTCAAAGAATAAAGCAATAAAGTTAAAAACCTTATTGTAAAAAGTTCGGGTATCTGTTATATTAAGTTTAGCATTTAATCCTTTTAGTTAGCAGATACCCATTAGATTGGCGTGTAGCACAATCGGTAGTTTGCAGCGGTCTGTTAAACCGCAGGTTGTCGGTTCGAGTCCGACCACGCCAGCCAAGTTTTTTACGGTGATGCTCCCTGCCCAAGAGAATGAGAAGTTGGGTTCATAGCCCATCAGGCGTTCGTGCGTAAAGTTGGGTCGGTTTGCTAGGGAAACCGAATAAGGTATGACAACGGAAAGGTAGATACCAAAAACGAAAACGAGCCGTAAAGCGTGCTAGGCGACACGATAATCCGCCTTGCATAATAAAGGAAACAATAATGCCAGATATAACAATGTGTTGTAATTATGATTGCCCGATTAAGAGCAAATGTTATAGGTATCGGGCTATTCCAGATGATTATTGGCAATCGTTTGCGTTATATAAACCAAAAGATAACGAATGTGATTATTTTTGGGAAATAGATTGTGTTAAAGATAGAATCTTGCCAATGGAAGTAATAAATAATAGATATGAAAAGGATTGGAAGTGGGATGGTATAAAATGAATATTATTGGAAATTGTTATTATTTTGTTAATGATTGGTTTGATTTTAAAAAGCATAGTTTATATATCAGAATCAGTTTTGAACCAACAAATTGGAAAATTGGCATAGAATTTGTGCGATGGAATTTAATTCTGTTAAACATACCATTTATAAATATCGGAATACATTGGTTAAGGAAAAGAAAATGAAGTGTATCTTGATAATCTTTGCACTGATATTAACAGGTTGTTCGATGGAACACCTAGACGGATACACAGATTACAGCATATTTACAGGATGGAGTGAACAATGATTGTGTGTTGGTTTTCTTGCGGTGCAGCATCTGCCTGTGCAACAAAACTAGCCATTGAAAAATATGGTAGAGAGAATATTCGTGTTGTAAATAATCCTGTTATAAACGAACACGAAGACAATAAACGGTTCTTGGCAGATTGTGAAAAGTGGCTTGATATTAAAATTGAAAGTGCCACTAACCCTTGCTTCAAGCATTGTGATATTACAAAAGTGTTTGAAGAATATGGTGTTATGTCCACCCCACACTTCGCACCTTGCACACTTGAATTAAAACAAATGGCTCGTATGCAGTGGGAAAAAGACAATAACTTTGACCCAACCAAAGATAAAATAGTGATGGGCTATACGGCAGAAGAAACAAACAGACGAGATAGATTTAATGCGAGCGAAAAGAACAAAGGGTATATATTAGAATGTCCGCTGATAGATGCTGGCTGGGATAAACACCGCTGTTTCAACGAATTAGAAATGGCAGGCATTAAATTGCCAGAGATATACACCAAGTTTGAGTTTCCAAATGCAAATTGTATTGGTTGTGTAAAATCTGGTTCAGTGTGGTATTGGCAGTTGGTTCGCAAACAATTTCCAGAAATATTCAAGCAGAGAGCAGAACAATCACGTAGATTGGGTTGCCGTCTAGTTGATATGGGAAAAGACCATGAACCACGACATATCTTTTTAGACGAATTGCCAGAAGATGCGGTTGGCAGAAAACCAAAATCGTGTTATGTAGAGTGCGGTATATTCTGCACACTAGGACAACAATAAATAGGGGGAATAAATGAGTGAAGATTTAACATTTTATCATACGTTTGCAAACACTGATATCTGGCAGAAAATAGATACGGTTTCTGGCAAGATAACATATACGTTCTGGTGCAAAGGAATATCATACGAACGGGATACATTTGAAGAAGCGATAGAAAAAATACGTTGTGTAATGCTAACCAAAGAGAAACAAAAATGAGTAAACTTAAATGTCCATTCTGCAATAAACCTTGGTGTATGTTATTGCCAATAAACATTATATCAGACGCAGTATTAAATGATTTGTTTGGCGATATGTCAGAACTAACAATTCTTGTTCCAAAAAAACGCACAAAGTTTTTCAACAAAACAACAGGCGAGATTGGCAAGTCACCAACCTTTAAGGCATGTTATATTGGCAGAAACTTTTTTACTAAACAACTTATAGGCGTTGATTGTTAAACAAGCAGAACAAAAGGATAAACAATGAAAGTTGGAATAATAATATTAGGTGCGTTTTTAGTTTTATATATATTTGGTCGTATTTTACAATGGTATGATGAAGAAAGGGAAGAAAAATGAAATTATACTGGCAAACCAAAAATAACTATTGGAAATTGGATTGGGCGATATGGTGGAAACAATTTCTGTTTGGTATCTGGTGGGATTCAATGGGCGGAAATACACAGGTCACAATTTATTTTGGTTTTTGGTGTATTGACATTTGGAAAAATCATAAGGCAAAAGGAAAGGACAATGATACGCAACATAACAGAACCACAGTGGGATAAATCAAAAAGACAATGGCTGGTCACTTATAAGGTATATGACCCAGAAGCAGGAACATATACACAAGATGTCTGGTGTGATTATCTTGTATCTGCTGAACGTATAATAAAAGAAATCAAGCAAAGGGAAAAATGATGCAGGAAATGAATTTAATTTACAGAACCAGAACAAAGATGATTATAAATATTGATGGTCGTGAATATATTTTTTATAGAACACCATTAGGAATAGATATTGAAAATGATAATAAAGAATCTTTAAAAGTGGAGTGGTTGTTATGAAAAGGTTAAAATATGGTGCAACAAAAGATATGTCACCAGAAGAATATAAGGAATATAAGCGTAATCTTCAAAGAAGTTGGCGTAAAAGAAATAAAGAGTGGGTAAAAGAACATAACCACGATTGGTGGATTTATTATAAAGAAAACAAACCAAGAATATGTATCTGTAAATACTGCGGAAATGAATTTAATGCACCACGTAATTATTATAAAATATGTCCAGATTGTAAAAATAGACCAAAAAAATGTGAATTAATAAAAATGGCAAGGGAACAAAGAAAAAAAACAAGACAAGAAATGATTGAAGAAGCAAGAGATTGGTATAAAGCAGGAATGACACAAGAAGCAATAGCATTAGATTTTGGTGTTAGTCAAAAATGTATT